CATTTAGTAAGTTGCCTCAATTTTTAAACAAAGGAAGAGAGTTTTTTATTCCCGAGTTGACTTTGACACTTCTCTCAGATCTTTTACAAAAGAAGAGAATGTTGTTTGAACGAGGTGATGTTATTACGATAGGGGTAAAAGTTTGGTATGGAGGATGGTTTGATCTTGCGGTAAAGATGAATTATAATAATCCGGATGTTTTTTGGGTTGATGGAGATATAACTGGGTTAGATAAGCATATTTCTGATTGGTTGTTATATCTTTATTTGGCTCGAGGTACTCGTTATTACGCTTGGTCAAAGATGAATCGTTCACAGCGTATAATGTTAAAGAAATTGTACACTATCCTCATGTATCATGTCGTGAATAAAATAACATTACATGCAGGTGACATATGGCGCTTCATTAGAGGAGTTATGTATTCTGGAGGTAAAGAGACATCTCATGGAGATTCATGGATTATGGCTTTGATCTTTTATGTGTTTCTCTTTGTAAAGATGTATGAATATCCAGAATCTGCTCCTTTTATTATGGATGCTATTATGGCTGATTTTATTGCTATAATAGTATATGGAGATGATCATGTTTGGTGTTGCTTAAAATGTTTTAGACATATTTATAATGCAATGGCGTTTAGAGATTTCTTGGATGCTTATTTTGGTATGGAATTAAGGGATTTTAAGGAGTATGATGTATTTTTATCAGAACCTGACTTTAATGGTCATTTACGTTATGCTGGACCTAAATTTCTCAAGAGATACTTTATTAAATCTGATTTGCCGAAGGGGTATGCTGAAGTTTTACCTTATAAGCCTTATTATGAATCAACATTGAGATTGTGTTCGGTAAAGGAAGAAGAAGATTACCCTGGTTTAATATTAAAATCTATAGGCCATGCGTGGGATACTACTGCTACTAATTTGGTTATGTATAATATAGCATCTCACGTTTATGATTTTGCGAGAGCAAGATATACTAAAACTCCTGCGGAGATAGTTTTAGAATGGTCTCAAGATCCTAGGAAGCAAGATTTAATAGCGTC